CTAAAGAACCCACGCAACACTGTGGATGAGATGGCTCGAAGCATATCTACATTATTGAAAGTGTATAAACATCAAGGCGCAATTTACCTATGTGGTGATGCTACATCTCAAAAGGACGATGTGAAGATTGAAAAAGGATATGACTTGTTTAGGTTGCTAATATCTAAGATAACCGACTATAATATCATTAGGAGAGTACCACCAAGTAACCCAAACGTAAGGCCAAGTGCTGACTTCTTTAATGCCATCCTGCAATATAATGAGCAAGGCATATCATTCATGGCAGATGAGCGATGCAGAACGGCTATCCTTGACTATGAGAACACCAAAGAAGATAAAAATGGTAAGGTTGATAAAAAGACAGTAACCGACCCAGTAACAAAGGTAAGCTATCAACCATACGGTCACATGGTTGATTTGAGCAGGTACTTAATTACGACAGTATTTTCAAGTGAGTATCATAAGTTTCAAAGTGGCGCAATAAAACAAAGCACCTACACAGGCAAAGACTATGACTTTAAAAGTGGTAACAGATTTTAAATTATGTAACTAAATAAATACTTTTGTAGCATGGGAAGATTTCTAAAAACTTCGGATTATTCAAGCATAATTCAAACGGTTGACTTAAATCAGATAACCGAAAATACAACACAAAACTTATTAGATGCAGAGGCTAAAGCCATTGCAAGGATGAGGACAAAACTTGTCCAAAGGTATAACGTAGATGTAGAGTTAGGCTCATCTGATACAGCATATTCAGCAAGCACTCACTACCGAACAAAAGAAAGAGTACTACAAACAACTATCTATTCAGTTAAGGAGTTTGGCTTTTGGGAAAAGTCAACGTCTTATGTTGTTGGTGATATTAAGTGCAATGGCGATGGGTATGTGTACACTTGCATCGTAAACAACACTAATGTGGAGCTGACTAACGCTACTTATTGGACACCAATGACTAATGTTACTTATACCAACACTACATACTGGCAAAACGTAGATAACCGTTATTCATTGTTTATTGAAATAGCAATGGACTTAACCTTGTATAACCTTTACGCAAGAATTAACCCACGCAACATCCCTACTTTAAGGATGGATAGAAATAGAGAGGCTTTAGACTTATTAGATGCTTGGGCTAGTGGCACTGACACTGCGGAGGTGTTGGAGTTTAGGAATTATGAGCAAGAGGGCTATTCAATAAGATACGGCAGCAGCACAACTAAATCAGATAACTTTTTCAAATGAAAATACCATTTACAAATATAAACGTGGACTTCACTAACCTAAGTAAGCCACAACCACGCAAGGCAAACGTAAGAGATACCATATCTTTTGAGCAACAACTGCAAAGGGTAAGGCAGGATGCACAGAAATTCAACGTGGCATTACAAGCAGCCGAATCACCAATGTACCCTAATCGTTTTTTGTTGATGCAGACGTATCAACAGATAATACTAGATGGTCAAGTGCAAAGTGGCTTGCTACAACGTAAGTCAAAGGTATTAAGCCAACGATATGTGTTACGTGGTGCGGATGGTGAAGAAAATGAGCAGCTAACAAAGTTATTTAATGCTAAGTGGTTTTACGATTTTCAATCACTTGCTTTAGATAGTATCTTTTGGGGCTACTCATTAGTTCAATTTGGACCAGTGCTTAACGATGCTTTTGAGTATGCTAACTTAGTACCACGCATCTATGTAGTGCCTGAATATAGCCTAGTAAGAGAGAATACTGCCACCGTAACAGAGGGAGTAGTATTTACAGAGCCACCATACAATAATTGGTGTATAGGTGTAGGTGAAAAGAAAAACTTAGGACTAGGGATGTATTTAGCTCCTTACGTGATATGGAAAAAGAACGCAATGGCAGCATGGGCAGAGTTTGCGGAGGTGTTCGGATCACCGGTACGAATAGGTAAGACCGATGTAAGAGATGAAACCACACGACGCAACATGGAGAACATGATGAAGAACATGAGCGTGGCATCATGGGCGGTGTTAGACTTAAACGATAACATTGACTTAGTACAAGCAAGTAGAACTGATGCTTATCAAGTGTTTGATAAGATGGTTGAGCGTTGCAATAGTGAGATAAGTAAGATTATATTAGGTCAGACAGGCACAACAGATGAAAAGTCTTATAGTGGTAGCGCAAACGTGCATGAGAACGTAGCTGCCATGATAGGTAAGCAAGATATTGTTAATATGGAGTTTGTGGTTAATAACCAACTAATCCCAATGATGATAAGGTTAGGCTTTCCATTGCAAGGGTACAAGTTTGAGTATGACACAACCGAACAACTATCGTTGATGGATCAGTTAGAAATCGATAAGGTATTGATGACTAAGTATGACTTAAACATTGAGTACTTAGAGCAAAAATATAACGTAGAGATAAACGATGCAGATAGTGAAGAAGAAGGTGAGTTAGACTCTGACGTGGTTAATATTGCCAAACGATTGAAGAACTTGTATAGTGTGTAAGATTTGCGACATAACAAACGAAGGTATTGAGCAAGTACCACCAAGTCCATTTGATGAAAACGATTTTAATCGTATCACCAATGGTGTGTGGATAGGTGAGTTTACCGTTGACAATTTGCCTGTACCTGCATACATCAAAACAGCAGAGTTCCTAAAGGGTGCGGTTAATTTAGGATTTGCGGAATACGAAAAAGTAGATGAACTATTAAAGGTTGACTTATTGGATAACATCTACCTATTCAGTGGTGCTAAGACATATCAAGAAGTAAGAACATTAACGGCAATGTTAGCCGACCCCGAATTAAAATCTAATTTTTATAAGTTTAAAGATGCTGCCAACCCTATACTACATGATTACAATGTAGCCTATTTAAAAACAGAATACTACACTGCCAAAGCAAGTAGTAGAATGGCTGCCTTTTGGGATAGGATAGGTCAAGAATCGGACGTTTTACCCTTGTTGAAGTACTTGACTGTAGGTGATGCAAGGGTGCGTCCAACCCATCGAGCTTTAGATGAAATTATACGACCCGTAAATGATAGCTTTTGGAATAATTATTTTCCCCCTAATGGATGGAGATGTAGGTGTACGGTTGAGCAGTTAGCGGATGGCAATGTGACTGACTTGACAGGTTTTGTCAAGCCAAATGATGTACCACTTGAATTTATGATGAATAGTGGTAAGGATGGGTATATCTTTAAAGAGAAAGGAGAAGGCAAGCATCCATATTTTGACGTCGCGCCTGGTGATAAGGAATTAGCGAAAAGGAATTTTAACCTACCAATTATCAGTCATGGCCAAACAAAGTAAATTTAACTTAGGCAAAATAGAGAAAGGCGGACGTACAGCAATGGAGCGTTCAATCATCCTTATTGGTAACGAGGCTAAAAACTTCTTTGTGAACTCATGGAGGCTGCAAGGCTTTGAGGATAGGAGCGTGCAAAAGTGGACACCACGAAAGAAGCAAGATAAGAAACGTGCAGGTCGTGCGATATTAGTTGATAGTGGTGACTTAAGGCGGTCCATCATTCGCGAGCCTGTGAATAAATCACAATTAAGTGTTAAGATAAGCACTGACTTACCTTATGCAAAAGTACATAACGAGGGAGTAGGTAAGATGCCCAAACGTCAATTCATGGGTGATAGTTACAAATTAAATGAGTTGTGCAAAAAAATTATAATTTCGCAACTTGATAAGATATTCAAATAATGCAATTAGCACTATACACAGCCATAAAGACTAGACTAGAGACCATTGCATCATTGAAGTATGTAGCATTGTGGAATAATCAATTTGAGCGTGAGGATATAAACGTATCATTTAATTATCCATGTGCATTTATTGATTTTAGTGATATATCTTATGAGGATAGGCTAAATGGCAAACAAAACTGCATTATGACTGTCAATATTCACATAGGATTTGAAAGCTATAAAACAGAAGATACCGACATACTAACACTAAAGCAAACGGTTAATGCTATGTTACATGGTAAGTCATTAGCTAACCAAACAAGGATGTTAAGACGTGCCGAAACGCAAAATTTCGACCATACAAACGTGCAAGAGTATATCATATCTTATAATGTTACTGGCAATGATATTTCAGCCATGAACCTACCTACTGAAACAGCAACTATCGATACATTGGACATCACTATTGACCCAATAATCACAAACTACAGCATAAGAACAGGAGTTGAGGAAACAGAAGTGATTTTAGCAACAGAAACAGATACCGAATTGATAACTGAAAGTGGTTATGAATTAGTAATACAAGAATAAATATGGCAAAGCAAAAAATATCAGAGTTAGCACCAGCAGCAACATTAACAGGTGCGGAAGTAGTAATAGTAAATCAAAGCGGAGTAACTAAGAGGTCAACGGTTACAGATGTTCAAGCAATACCATTAGCAGCAGCTACAGCAGCACAAACAACAGCAAATGGTAAGTTAGCAACTGTTGCAGTTGATGGAACGACTATTACGGGGAATGGAACAGTTGGCAATCCATTAGTGGCTAATGTAGGTAGTTCACCAAAAGAATATCGTGGATACTTAACAATATCAGGTGGTGGTGTGACATTTACTTCGCTTCAAAATGATGTAGGAAATATTGTGTGGGATAACCCTTCAGATGGTACTTTAAATGGTACTTTAAATGGCGCATTTTTAAGTGCTAAATTTTGGGGTATTAGTGGAAGTTTAAGTAGTGGAGGTGTTGCTTATTTTACTATCACAAGAAGACTTTTTGATAACATTATTGGTGTTGATATAATCAAACACGATGGCACAAAAACAGGAACACCATTTGGCACTTTTCCAATACATTTGATAATAAATAATTAGTAATGGCAAGGACAATATCACAGATTAAGCAGATAATGATTGACGCAAAGAATAGTCAGTCAGCACTTTCGGGGCTAACAAGCACCTCACAAACGGCACTTTGGAATTTATGGTTTTTCATTGTGGCATCATGTATTGCTATCTTTGAGCAACTGCAAGATTTGTTTAAGTCAGACTTAGAAACAATCGCGAGAAATGCCATCCCTAACACAGCGCAATGGACACGAGATAAGACACTAAAATTTCAATACTCATCAACTGTTGCGCAAGTAGCAGAATTAAACACTACTACCTTTGTTGTTGATTACCCATTTATAAACGCAAGCTACAACATTTTAACTAGATGTGCGGTTATCACAGAGCCAAACAATAACGTAACTATAAAGGTTGCTAAAAGCAGCCCACCTGTAGCGTTATCGTCACCTGAACTAAGCTCGCTTACTGACTATGTTACTACATGGCAAAGTGTAGGACTAACTTATAATGTGGTAAGCAGGTCAAGTGATAAGATGGAGGTAGTAGCAGATATCTATTATGATGCTCAATATTCTCCAACGATTGAAACAGATGTTATCGCAGCCCTTGAGACATACATGGCAAATCTACCATTTAACGGAGTGATAAGCAACCAAGCAATAGTAGATGCTATTCAAGCGGTTGTTGGTGTCTCTAACGTGAAATTAACAAGGGTATTAGTGAGACGAAACACACAAGCGTATGCGGGTGGTATAACACTTTACAACCTATCGACAGGAGTTGACTCGGTAAGATACCAAACGTATGCAGGATATGTAGAAGAAGAAACAACATCGTCACATACTTTTAGTGATACACTATCATTTATTGCATCATGAGTTACATAGTTAATACTAATACTTTTGCGGATAACTTTACACCACCTAAGAAAAGGTTAAGTAAGTTTATAGCTTTTGCTAGGGTGTTGTTATATCCTTTGCAGGTGTTATACGATACTATGTTTGGAACGTATAAAGATGGCAATATATCGAGTGATTGGAGTGTATCAACGGCTTATATTATTGGCGACCAAGTGAGATATGTAGATAAGTCAATATATCAATGCTATGTAGCTAATACAGGCAATGCACCTACTAACTTATCTTATTGGTTTAAGGTTCAAGATAGGTTTGTTGGCATTGAGCCTAGAATGAAGTATTCACCACAATGGCTATCGTTTGAGTGGGCATTAAATGAGTGGTTTGGTGGTACGTTTGTGAATATACCTGGTGATAGTGACATTTACGTTGAGTTAATAAGCACCACAGACACACCATTTTGGGTTGGTATAAATAGCAATGAGAGTAGTTTAGTTGTAGCAAGCAATGTGGATATATTTGGATGGATACAAGCAGAAGATTTGACGGCTGCGGTGTATGACTTTACGATTTGGATACCTACAAGCATTTGGACACCATTAGCAACAACTGACTTAGAGAGAGAGCGAATAGTGCGAGCTTTTGCGGACACTTATGTACTAGCAGGAGTAATTTATAACATAGATACATATTAAAAAATGAAATCAATAAATGTAAATGACGTTGCACTAGGTGCAGCTATGCCATACAAATCAACAATGATTGATTGGATAAAAACAGGTGAAGCAGAAAATAATAGTGCAATAGTAAATGCACTTACATACAATAACCCACCTGCCTACTTAGCTTTATACGGTTGCACTAGCACTGTTGTAGGTAGCACTTATACGATAACTGCGGGTGCTATTGTAGAGGGAGGTACTATTTCAATTACTAATAGTTCAAGCGTTGTAACATTAGGTGCAGGTCAAGTAATTATTGGAACTATTAGCACAATTTACCCCGAAGTAGGCACAAGTGATCCTGTTACCTTTAGTGATGGCACAACTCACAATGTTCATGCACAAACAACTATTGTATGGAGTGCGGGTACGTCGGGAAGTGGTGACTTTAACTATACTGACTTAGTATTTATTAATGCACCAGAGGCTACTTATGATACTTATGTAAAATACTCTAAGATACAAGGCTTAGTAACTATTCAAGGTATTATAGGTGCAGGATATGCAAGTGTTGGGTCAAGTGCAGGTACAACTTCATTTACTTTGCCTGCGGGATATAGACCAACATCAAATAAAACAGGTTATTTTGTGTATTATGATACAGTAAGTGGTAATATAATTATATCGGGTCAATCAACATTAACAGTTGATACAAATGGAAAAGTATATTTTGCTGCATTTACAGGTGCAGGAACTGCACGACATACTCAAATATTTTTTACTTTCCCTATATTTTAAAACCTTTCAGGCTTAACATCCTTACCATAGTGCGCCTCAATTATTTGGCGAGCAAGTTCAGATTCTTTGACGTTAGTACGTAATACTTCGTCAAAGAATTTTGCTTTTATAGAGCCTTTTAAATCAACTGTTACCCTTGCTTTTGATGCTTCACGCTTTTCTTGTGGTGTCATTGTGTTACAACTATTTACGCAAAAGTAGTTACAATTATCACATGAGCAAATAAACATAACTATTTTTGCTTTCAATGAATAAGGAATTAAAGTTCACTAACGTCAGTAAAGGTGTTGCAACCATGCTAATATATCGCGAGATAGGCGAGTTTGGCATTGATGGTGCAGCATTTGCAAACGAGGTTCAAATGATTAATGAGTATTGGTCAGATGAAATCACTTGCATAAACGTACGTATTAATTCGGCAGGTGGTTCAGTTCAAGATGGGCTTTCAATTTGTTCTGCCATCCTTAATTCAGCTATACCATGTGATACATACATTGATGGCATGGCTTACTCAATGGCAGGTGTTATTGCTATGTGTGGACGTAAGCGCAACATGGTTGACTATGGCACATTCATGATGCACAATGCACAAGGTGGTGCGGATGAGCAAGTACTTGAGTTAATCACTAATTCACTTGCAATGATATTTGAAAGATGCACAGCATTGACGATAGATAAGTGCAAGGAGATGATGAGCAATGAGACTTGGATGGATGCGGTGCAATGCAAAGAGATGGGTCTTGTTGATGAGATTATATCAACTCAAAAGATGAAGCCAAGCATGGCAAATAAGACAGTAACGGAGTTATACAATTTTTACAATAAATTATTAGACAATAAAAAGATGATAAAAGTAACCAACCTTTTAAACTTGAGCAATGATGCTAACGAAGATTCAATCGTTGAAGCTATCAACTCAAAAGACGCTGCAATCGAGACTTTAAAGTCAGAGATTGAAGCTAAAAATGCAGAGAAAGCAGAACTAGAGGCTAAACTTGCTGAACTTGAGAACTCAATCAATGAGAAAGAGACAGCAGAGAAAGTAGAGTTAATCGAGAACGCTGTAAAAGAAGGCAAAATAGATGCTTCAACAAAGGACATCTACGTAAACTCAAACAAGTCTATCGATGAGTTAAAGAACGTATTTGCAGCATTAAAACCTGCATACACACCAGTGTTTAACAATACAGCAAAAGTAAATGCACCGGCAGGTCGTGAGAATTGGACTTTTAGTGATTGGTCGAAGAACGATGCAAAAGGACTTTCTGAAATGAGAGAGAATGATCCTACATCATTTGAGAACTTAATCTCTAAGTTACCATCTAACCTTTCACCAAACTATAATCCTTCAACTGATAAGAGATTCTAGTCATGAAAGCAATTTGGAACGCAAATCCGTTAGTATCTACTCTTTATTGTTTTGAGGATGGCAACTGTTTCATCAATAGAGGTGATGCAATGAGTTGGATGAAAGCAACACAAAAGGAGTATGTTATTAAGCAACGTCCAACAGAAGAAATAAAAGAAGAAGTAAAAACTAAAAAATCAAATAAATAACAATGGCAACAGTAAACAATCCATTTGGCGCAGCAGGTACACTTACCATTGCAGCTACAGGCACAACAGCCGCAACAATTTCAAACGATGTTACTTATGTAGCTTCAAAGACTACATTAACAGGCAATGCTACTTTAAACTTGACATTATCAAGTGAATTAAAAGCAGGTGCAATGTTACACTTAGAGGTAGCAACAACAGGCACAGAAACCTTTACTTTTGGTACAGGCATCGATGCTCCAGTAGTAACAGGAGTAGCAGGTAAAACATGGTGTCAATCATTTTGGTATGATGGTACTATCTTCTTACCATGTGGAGCAAAAATTCAAATCGACTAATCAATAAAAACTTAAAAAAAAATGGCATTAATTAAAGAAATTTGGGTGCAAGACGTTCAAGAGGCATTAAACAGAAATGCTGACTTCTTGCCTTATTCAGTTGACCATTCAGCATACATTGCGTTTGGAACTGTTCACGTACCACAATCAGGTTCAAATCCTACAGTGGTTAAAAATCCTGCAACTTTTCCACTAGCAATTAGTGAAAGAACTGATGCAGACCGCACTTATGCATTAAATCAATTCGCTTTAGAGCCGACATTGATAACTAACTTAGATGAGTTACAAATCTCATACGATAAGCGTCAGTCAGTGTTAGGTCAACAAATCACTACACTTACGCAACGTATAGGTGATGAGGTTGCTATCTCATGGTCAGCAACAGGTGCAGCAAACATCGTAGGCACAACAGGTTCAGCAGCAGCTACAGCATTAGCTCCAGGTGCAACAGGAACTCGTAAGGCAGTTACTTTAGCTGACATCGCTGCATTAGCAAACAAGTTAGATAAGGACAATGTGCCACGTCAAAATAGAAAGTTGTTAATGTCAACTGATATGTTTTGGGAATTATTCCAAATCAGTGATGTAATTCGTGCATCTTACAATGGCTTTCAAAATCAACCAAACGTATTGCAATCAGGTATCGTAGCAATGTTGTATGGTTTTGAAATCATGATGAGACCAGTAGTTTCAGTTTACGCTAACTCTACAACTTCACCAAAGGCTTTTGGAGCTGCAACAGCAACAACTGATAACCTTGCTTGTATTGCTTTCCATTCGACAACTGTAGCACGTGCATTAGGTTCAATGACACCTTTGTATGATTCAGGTTCAAATGGTAACGGTAAGCCTGAATACTTAGGTTCAATCTTTAACATGGAAGTGATGTTAGGTTCTGCAATCTTACGTGCTGACATGAAAGGTGTTGCTGCGTTGGTTCAGACTTGGGTTTCATAATTCGTTTGTTTCATAATAGTTAATCGGAGAGCCTACTCGCTAATGTGGGTAGGCTTTTTTAAAATATAAAGACATGGCATTACCAAATGTAAAAATTGTGCAAAGCACATCGGGACTTGGGCGAGCGTTGCCTGGTTCTGATTATATTAGTGGTCACATCCACTATTACGCGACAGGTGCGACATTGCCATCAGGCTTTACTTCATCTGCAAGAATAAAAAAGATTTTCAGCGTTGCGGATGCAGTTGCTTTAGGCATTACAGACACTCACTTAGGTGAGACAAAAGCGGTTGCTAAATGTGTTATTGGTGGTACACCTGCAAGAGGTAACACTATTACCATTACATACACAGGGATCGATGGTGCTGAAAACATCATTACAAACTACTCATTGACAAATGTTGATGCGGTAAGTACTACAACAGCAGCGACAGGAATAGCAGCAGCTATCAATGCAAATACGCAAACACATGGCTTTTCTGCAACAAATGTTATTAGTGGAACGCCAGGTGCAAACTTGTTAATCACTACTAAAGGCGGTGAGGGTATTTTTCCAAATTCAGGCACACCATATTCATCGACAATTACAGGTGGAGGTATGACAGGCACATGGACACAACCAACAGGAGCAGGTTCAACGGTGCTAGGTGTTGCTTCATGGATAGATACTTTATACTATCACATTGCGGAATACTTCCGTATCCAAGCAAAAGGACAATTATTTGTAGGTCTTTACGAAGAAGAATCAAGTACTTATGCTTTTGAGGACATCACTACTATACAAAACTTTGCAGCAGGTGACATCAGACAATTATCAGTATTTGAGAAGAATGTTGCTTTTAGTGCAGCACAATGTGCAGCGTTACAAGCTATTGCAACAGCGAATGACAATGTTTACAAGCCATTGCAAATCATTTTAAATGCAGAGATAAGCGCAACAGCATCGGTAGCAGACTTAGTAAATTTAGCAACGCAAACAGCACCAAATGTAAGTGTATGTATTGCTCAAGATGGTGCTAATGATGGTTATCATATCTACAAAGCCACTGGCAAGTCAGTAGGTGCAGTAGGTGCTATGTTAGGTGCTATTTCATTTGCTAGAGTAAACGAATCTATCGGATGGGTTGCTAAGTTCAACATGGCATTAGGTAGCGAGTTAGATACTATTGCTTTTTCAAATGGTCAGTTATATTCAGTGTTAGCGGAAAGTCAATTTGATAGCTTAAATGATTTTGCTTATATCTTCTTGCGTAAGTTTGTTGGTATTTCGGGGTCATATTGGAGCGATAGCAAAACAACTGTAACACCGACAAGTGATTATGCCACTATCGAGAATAATCGCGTATATCAAAAGATTTCGCGCAATGTAAGAGCTAATATGTTACCTGCGGTAAGTGGACCAATCTACGTACAAGCAGATGGAACATTAACGGCAGCTACAATCAAATACTTCGAAACATTAGCAAATAATCCAATCGTACAAATGGAGGCAGATGGCGAGGTATCAGCGCACAAAGTAATTATTAACCCAAACCAAGATGTACTTGCTACAAGCACACTAGAGTTGACATTGCAAAATGTACCTGTAGGAGTTGCTAGAACTATCAAGATAAATGTTGGATTTGTAAAATCAGTATAACAATGGCATTAAATGGAATTCCTTTAGTAAACGGCAAACAATATGAGTATGCTGACATTACTATGATAGTGTTAGGTACACCAATTATCGGTGTTACGGCTATCGAGTATGGTGAAGAAGATAGCGTTGAGAACATCTATGCTACAGGTCGTTATCCTGTTGGACGTGGTTACGGTCAGATAACACCAAGCGCAAAAGTTACTATCTTGATGAATGAGGTTATGAACATCGTAGCAGCAGCTCCGAATGGTCGCGTTCAGGACATCCCTGAATTTGACATCGTGGTATCATTTACAGATACTAACCTTATCCCAGTAGTGCATACTATCAGAAATTGTAAGTTTATGACTAACAAGATAAGCACTACGACAGGTGACACATCTATTCCGATTGAGATGGATTTAGTTCCATCACATATTGCATGGCAATAAATAATTTTTAGATTTGTGGCTTAAATTATAAGTTATGACAATCGAAGAAATTAAAGCAAAGTATCCAAATAGTGATATTTGGACATTAGAGGTAAAGAGTAAAAAAGGCGAGCCTATTGTAATTCACTTACGTGAGATGGATAGGATAGCTTACAAGTCAGTATCTGCGCTAATTGCTAAAGATGAGTTGATGGGAGTTGAAAGTTTTTTAAAGACCCTTTATGTTGGCGGTGACGATGTGGCTAAGATTACTGATGATTTTACAGCGTTGCGAAGTGCTGCCATTAGTATCTTACCGATGTTACAAGCGGAAGCAGGAGAGTTAAAAAAAAATTAGATTTTTACAAGGATCAGTTAGAAGCGGATGAGTTTGCACGTAAAAATGCGCTTATCCGCTTTTATTTTAAGGTTAACCCAAATGAACTAACGGATGATGAGTGGTGTGAAGCGTGTGAGCAAATCATGTATGTGTTAAAGTTTAACGGTACAATAGAAGTAAAAAAATGACAAATACTGGAGTTGAATATATTTTAAGTCTTAAGGACTTATTTACGTCAAAGATACGTAGCGCAACAAAAGAAACTGAAAAGCTAAATGGTGCGGTTAATACGGTTAAGATGGCACTTAGTGCTATTGGTGGTGCTTATGTTATTAATGACATAGTAAAGACAACAGCAGCATTTGAGGGATTAAGAAATCAATTAAACTTTGCAGCAGGTGATGCAATAAAAGGTAGCGAGGATTTAGAGTGGTTACGTAGTCGAGCTGAATACTTAGGTTTAGATTTACAATCAGCAGCAGAAGGATTTTCTAAGTTTAGTGCAGCAGCACGTAACACATCATTAGAGGGACAAGGAGTAAGAGATGTATTTGAGGGTGTTGCAGAGGCTACAACAGCAATGCATTTATCAGCAGACGATGCTAATGGTGTATTTAGAGCCTTACAACAAATGCTTAGTAAGGGTAAGGTATCAGCAGAGGAATTAAATGGTCAGTTAGGTGAAAGGATGCCAGGTGCATTTCAGATAGCAGCAAGGTCAATGAAAATGACTACTGCGGAGTTAATGAAAATGATGCAGCAAGGTCAGTTGATAAGTGAGGAGTTTTTACCTAGATTTGGTCAACAACTAAGGATGGAATTTGGCAAAGCAAGTGATGATGCAAGAGAATCACTAACAGCTAATATGAATAGAATGAATAATTCTATACTTGAATTAAAAGTAACACTTGGAGAAACATTTTTACCTATAATACAAGCAACTATACAAGGAATTATAGGAATAGGTCAAGCTATAAATTCAACTATTGGTTTTGTAAAAGAATATTCAATTACGTTTGGGGTATTAGCAACAGCAATGTTATCATATTGGACTTACACCAAGTTAGCAGCTATTTGGACAGGAATTAATATGGTTAGGGCAATATTTGCATTGTCAGGTGCAACAATAGCACAAACGGTAGCACAATGGGCATTAAACGCAGCTACAGCAGTATTTGATGCGCTAACAGGTAATGTGTGGGCATTAGCATTAGCAGGTGTTACAGCAGCAGCAGTCGGTGTATGGATGTATAAGAATAAACAAGAAGCATTAAATGAGCAATTACAAAAGACTAAAGACTTACAAAAAGGAATTAATCCTGCGTTAAATCCATTAGGCGCAAAAGGTTTAACTCAAATGGGAGGTGCTAAACCTCCATCTACAGGCAAAGGAGGTACATCTACAAGTGCGGTTGAAAGCAAGGGAGTTCAAAACTTTAACATCTCAATTAATAAGTTAGTTGAGAAGTTAGAGGTAAGTACTACAACAATAAAAGAGGGTGGCGCAGCTATCAAAGATGAAGTAGCAAAAGCACTATTAGAGGCGGTAAATGATTTCCAACTATTAGCAACTAAATAACTATGGCATTACAATTTACAATACCAAACGGAATACCACCAAAGTCAGCACAGACATTAGCTAGTGGCTTTGGCTTACCATTAGTACAACGTGCTTTAATTGGCAATATAGCAACACAACCACAAGATGAGCATAACGATAGTAGGTTTGGAACACCTGTTTATGATTGGATATTTATTCAAAGGCCTGAATACAATGAATACACATTTAATGAATTAACAAAAACCTATGATAAAACACCAGTAATACCTCCAAATAATAAAACTTTAAATGGGGAACTTGGTTTTTATTGTGAAGGTGTAATCATTGAAGCAAATCGACAACGCAACATAGTAACTACACAAGTAAGCGGTTATAATGATGGAAGCATAGTTGAGTATATCAATAATGGGGATTGGAACATTACAATTAGAGGTTTTATAAACTCTAAATTTGCGGATGTATATCCACGTGCAGATGTACAAACATTGTTATCATATTGCAGTGCGCCAGTACCATTAAAGATAACATCAAAATTTATTAATGATGTTTTAGGAGTTAGTTATATTATACCAACAACACCTAATGTATTTCAGCAACAAGGGTTAAGAAATGTGCAATTCTTTGAGATAAGTTGTATTAGTAACATACCATACACAATCACACAAAATGCTTAGATTAATCAATAGAGTAAAGATTTATACAAATGATGGGTCATTTATAACTATTGAGACAATAAATGAAGTCACTATAACAAGGTCGTTTGATACGCAAACTCAAACGGCAAAGGTTATACTGCCTAGAAATCTAAAGTATGAGAATAAAAACATTTATGAGGGTACAGACCCATTAATAAAGCGCGGTAATAAGATAGAGTTTTATGCGGGTTATTATCCTAACATACCATTGTTGTTTAGTGGCTACATCTCAAAAATTAACAACAACGTGCCACTAGAAATACTTTGCGAGGATGAGATGTTTTTGCTCAAGCAGAAGCAAGCACCTAATTTAAGTTATAGGAGCGTAAACTTGCGCACATTTATCGAAAAGGTGTTAGGTGATAGCAATATACCATTTGAGGCATTAAATGCAGAACTAGGGCAAATTAGAACGCAAAACGCATCCATCGGAAAGGTACTGCAAGTATTAAGAGATGACTATGGTTTATATTCATACTTTGTCAATGGCACACTTTACGTTGGTTTAGCATTTCAAATTGACCAAGCAAAAGAACAAGTATTTTTATTTGAACGTCAGATGATAGTTGATGGCATGGACTTAATCTACTTAAAAAAAGAAGATGTAAAAGTTCAAATCAAAGGTGTATTAATAGGCAAAGACAATAAAAAGACAGAGTATTCATACGGTGATAGTGATGGGGAACTAAGAACTATATTTCAGTATGGAGGTACTAAAGCGGAGTTAGACCAAAAGGCTAAATCATTCTTAGAGCAAATGAACTACACAGGCTATTATGGTTCTTTCAATACTTTTTTAGAGCCAACAGTTGTACCTGGTGACCATGCAATTATTGACTCTTATAAGTATCCTGAAAGAAAAGGTACATATCTGATTAAATCAGTTGAGACATCATTTGGCACTAACGGAGGCCGACAAAAGATAGAACTAGAACGCAAAATAGCATAATGGCAACACAAAGTAGAGACATAGCAGAGGCAATAAGGACATTAAGCGGAATGGATGATTTGACTTATGAATCATCAGTATGCACAATCATAAAAGGAAGCATTGACACTACTAACATGACGTGCGATTGTGATCCTTTGGATGGGTCGGCTTACCTTTTAGATGTACGTTTAAATGCTAACTATACTAAAGGCTTTACGTTAATACCTAAAGATGAAAGCATAGTAATAGTTACTCAATTAAGTGATGCAACAGCCTATGTATCTATGGTGTCAGATGTTGACCAAATATACCTAGCAGGTGATGACAATGGTGGATTAGTAAAGGTTAGTGAATTAGTTGATAAGATAAATAGAGTTGAAAATCAAGTAAACAATATTTTGAATGTTTTAAAAACAACTGTCATACCATTAGCACCAAGCGGTACATATCCGTTTGCGCCACTTTACGCATCTATATTAGACATAACACCACTAACACAAGTAAACGATTTAGAAAATAAAACAGTACAACATGGCAATGGTTAAAGATTTTAAAACAGATACAGATGGAGACTTGTTCATCTCAAGTGGTGACTTAGCTATATTCGAAAGTGATAGTCAAAGCATAGTTGATATAATAACGTCAAACAATGGTGACTGGAAAGAATACCCATTATGTGGGGTTGGTATTGACAATTACATTAACTCTAACAGCTCGCAACAGTTCTTGACAAACAGCATCAAAACACAACTTACCAATGATGGCTTTACCAACATAGATGTGATTTACGATGATAATAACTTATTAAACTTTACTATCGATGCAGTACGTAGTTAAGAATGGTTTAAGCATTTATGACGTTGCGGTATTGCTTTATGGTGATGCTCAATTATCGGTTAAGCTATGCACAGATAACGGCATTAGTATAACTGATTCAATAGTAGGCTTGACACTTACCTATGATGAGAATATAAAGAATCAACAGATAGTAAATAACACAGCAAAGACATACGTACAAGTACCAATAAACGATAACTATGTTATAAGGGAATTGCAATCTAACTATGACTTATGTTTGCAGTTTGGCTATGGCTTTGATAGGTATGGTGAGTTTCTTAATAAGGTGCAGTTAGGTGCTGACATTGTAAACAACGTACAAAGTCAAATACAAGTTACGAAGTTAAACAACAACTTTGGAAATATTATCTTTGCAACATTAAGTGACGATGTAATTGCAACAGAATCTAACTTTTATCTATTGTTAGAAAATGGAGACTTTTTATTACTTGAAAACGACGATAAAATAATACTATAATGGCAAATACTAAGATAAGTAATCTACCAAGTGCGGGTGCATTAGCAGGTACAGAGCCACTACCAATAGTTCAAGGTGGTGCAACAAAGCAAACAACTGTTCAAGATATTGCTAATTTAGTTAATGTAATTAACAAACAAAATATATCAATAGATGTGTCTTCAAGCATTACAGCTGTTTTAAATCAATATTACATCGCAATAGCAACGGCAACATTTACCGACCCAACACCATCGGAAGGTAAAGGATTTATTGTGCTTGTTAGAAATGGAACTTCTACTATTGGAGGTACTGCATACGCAACGGCGGGAACTTTAATTTACAGATACTATCATTCAGGTGCATGGGTGAATTATGAATTTAGCACAAAGCAAATTTTAAAAGCCTATTTTGATACTTTATACACCCCAATAGCTACGGCTAATAACCTTTACATCACAACAGGTGACCAAACAAAGACGGCAACAGGCATACCTACTATTGCAAATATTACAGGTTTATCGGTTACAACTGTTGCAAATAAAAGATATGCTTTTGAAGGTTATCTTCATGTTGGATGTAATGCTGCGGGTGGTATAAAGTTCGCAGTTACAGCACCTACTGGGTCAACTATATCGTTTGGTTTTATGGGTCCAGCAACTCCAAATTTAACAAATGGAATACAACAATTTATTTCAGCATCAGCAACTTTAACGACTTCTGCACTTGCAAACGCAATTTCATCTTTAGGTATTGTAAAAGTATATGGAGAAGTATCAACAGGCGCAACCACAGGAACGATTAACTTTGGATTTGATTCCGCAAATAATGGACAAACATCAACTATCTATCAAAATGGTACTAACATAGTTTACACAGAAAGATGATAATAGAACAAGCAATAGAAGTAAATGGTGCTTTAGAGCCTGAAAATTTACATTTGGAATTGAAATTCGGTAATCATTGCGATGGCGAAAACTTTTATTTTTTTGAGTCAGACCAAGAACGAATTACATTTTACGAAAATCTTAATAAAATTTAGTTATGCTATACTTTTCAAACATCGCTTTTTTCATTCTTATAGGCTTCTGCGAGGCTGTTATGTGGGATGAATTAGTAACTAAAATTTCAAGGCTTACAGCTAAACGATTGCACTATCCATTGGTGTTTATAAGATTGCTTTGGTTTGGATTAATAGCGTTCGTTACCAACTACGATATGGCTACCATGATTCCGTTAGTTATGTGCTACCCATTTTGGCATTTAGGTACATTGTACCAATTTCGCCATTGGTTAAATCCTTCCATTTATCAGTATGGATTTTTCAGCAATGCGTCAAGCTCAAGCACATCGGTTTGGGATAGATTGCTACCTATGGACTGGCAATTTAGAACTTTACTTTTTGTTGTTGGTACTATGTTTTATTTATTATGGAACTTATGATTACGTTACCTATCGTTGTTACTATCTGCGCCTTTATACTCGGCATCACATTTACCCTTGTAAAGATTATTTATGATATCATTATCAGAAGGGTCGGAGTACTTGAGAAGGCTAAAGAGAATCACGAAAAACGTATTCAAAAGGTTGAGGACTTGCACGGCAGAGATATTGATGAAGTGAAAAAGTTACTTGCTGAATTATCGATTGAAGTCAAAGCACTAAACAAGTACATACATCGGGATAATCATGATTTGCTTGACTTTATAAAACAACAAGGCGACATCATACAGCTCATACATAAGC